AACTGGCCGGGGTGCAAGACTTCACCCGCCGATGGCGGGAGAAGGCGGAGGAGCTGGGGCGGTAGGGAGTGGGGGAGCTGGGGTTAATAGTAGTCTCAGCAGCCGGTCATATTTCATATGTAGATCGCGTGGCTGGCGCTTGCTAAATTATGAGGATGGAAATCAGGTCACTGACCGCAATGCGCGGCATATTTGCGCTTTGGGTTGTGGGCTTTCATTTGACAGTATGGTCTCCCATAGAACTGCCAGAGATACCTTTCGTCAGCCGAGGATATCTGGCGGTCGATTTCTTCTTCATGCTTAGCGGATATATTTTAGGGCTGGCTCATGGAAATGAGTTCCAGGGTCGTCCGTCGGAATGGTGGAAAGCTTACCACCGCTTTTTAGCTAAGCGCATTAGTCGAATTTTCCCATTGCATTGGGTTGTTTTGGCGTCTGTGATCGCCGTGCTTTGGATGATCAATGTCCCGCTTTATTGGCGCGGGTACATCGTCGAAGAAGCATTGTTAATGCACCGCTGGGGAATTCACGCACCGAAGGGAGCAATAAACGGTCCCGATTGGTCGATCTCCGCGGAGCTAGGCGTAAATCTTTTTTTCCCGGTCATTGTTTATCTGGCTTGGCGGGGAACCAAGATCGTTACATTGGGCGTCACCATCCTATCAGCGATCGCAATAATTCACGTCGCTCGGTCGCATTCTTGGTCGCTAGATGTTGGCATGGCCAATAGTCTTTTACCGCTTATTCGATGCGGAGCTGAGTTCACACTGGGACTTATATCGGCCCGCTTTCCTAGAAAGCTTCCAAGTAGGCGCGCCGACTATATTTTATGGCCCACACTATTGATTTTTATTGCACTTTTGATTGTACGAAGATCAGACGTGATTATCGTCGCCTTTATGTTTCCGGCGATCTGGGTTCTTGGTAGTAACGCGGGTTATTTTGCAACTGCCTTAGGTGGGACTGTTTTCAAATGGCTGGGTGATATTTCGTATTCGGTTTATTTGGTCCAGCTTCCGATTATCGAAGTTGATCGGGAAGTTGCCTCTGCAATCAGAGAACCTATTCTATCAGAATCCTTCTATATCATAACATCGCTAATTTTAATCCTGATGATTTCAAATTATCCTGGTAAGTGGATTGAATATTACGGCAAGAAAATAGGCCGCAGTCTACTTCTGCCTACTAAATCTGCGTTTCAGCGTTAATTTCTTCGCGCGACAATGGGCGTTTTCTCCTGATGGAGGAAAATGATGGGCCGTCAGGAATGACGAAATTAATGCCCACCCATAGATGCCCCAGGCGAAAATGCCGAAGGTTGCGGCGCCGATTTCAAATATTCGTGGATGTACATTCCACTGGTCCAACACAATGAAATGGGCGGTCGATGACAATCATTTACACCCAAGCCTGGGCCTCGACAGCGGTCGGGGCGTTGCCGTCCGGTTGGGCGGGCGTCGGTGCCTCATCCTCAGGCTGGGGCGTCGTCAGCTCGGCTACATCGCCCGCGTTTATTCCAACGCCGCCCAAGGGCCTTAAGGGGCCGGGGACGAACAACGCCTGGTGCATCTATTCCGGCCTCGCTACAGCGACCGCCGATATGGAAATCAGGTTCGATTTCGGCAACGATGACTCGGTCTATATGCCGGTGCTGCGCAGTGACGCCGCCGGCCAAAACTTCTATTGGTTCCAGATTATCGCCGGGACCTATATCGACTTCCGAAAGGTTGTCGGCGGTTCCGACAGCCGCATTCAATTTTACAATACAGGTTCGGCACCGTTCACGAACGGGGCCGGGGGATCATTCCGGGCTAAGATCGTCGGCAGCACTATTTATCTACGCTGGTGGACCTTTAACGCGACCGAACCGACGACTTGGAATCTAACGCTTACCGACACTTCGATCACTACGGGTAATTATAGCGGCGTCGCCTTCGATAGTCCCGCCAGTTCGACCAATGCAGTTTTGGGTACGTTCAGTGTCAACGATCTTCAGACGTCCACGACGATTTCTGTCAGTCCCACGTCTGTTTCGACCGGATCGACCGGATCGCTGACTCTCACGGGTGCGAGCACGTCGTGGACTGCCGGCACACCGGGGTCGCCGGCGTTCACCGTTTCGAGCGGAACGAAGAATTCGCAGATTGTCGCCTCGGCGACCAGCGCCACGCTGAACTACGCTGCCCCGGGTTCAGCCGGCACTGTCACGATTACCGATCCCTCTTCAGGCGCGACTTGCACGCTGACCGTTACGTCGATGAGCGCCAGCGATTTTACGCTTACACCACCGACGCTCACGACGAGCGCGAGCGCGGAAACCGGAAATTACACCGTCACCATAAACGGCGCCTTGACAGTAAACGAAGCCATCGCGTTGTCGGATAGTGGCGCTGGCGGGACATTCTCGCCAACATCGCTAAACTTCACGTCGGCCAATGTCGGCACTCCACAGACGTTCACTTATACGCCCGCCAGTGGCGCAACAGGAACCAAGACCCTAACGGCGACCGGCTCTGGCGCGTTTTCGGCAAGCCATTTGGCCTCATGCGTCATCGCGGGCGCAATCACGGCTGGAACATCTTACGCGACGTATATCGGGGTCACTAAGGTTCAGCTATCGGCCACCAACGCGAGCAACGGCAGCGGGTCGTACACATATCAATGGTATCGATCGACGGCGTCTGGAATGCAGGGGACTAGTCTTTCGGGTTCTGGCTTTGAAAGTTGGATCGATACGACAGTCGCTGCCGGCACTGATTATTATTACACGCTGGTCTATACCGACACATCGAGCAGCATCACCGCCGCGTCGGCTCAAGTCCATGTGAAGACACTGGCGGCAAGCGCCCTGGAGATCGTAGGAGGGATTGGCGACAGCATCATGGGTCGCGCGGCGACGACCGGCGAAACGGCATTTACCTCGACGATCGATCAACTGAACTACAAGTTTATGGGATCGAAGCAATTCAGCGGCGTCGATCGGTCGATTAGCGGCACAGCAAGCGGAGACTGGGCCGCAGGTGGCTCCGATCTTCCGACGGCTGTCGCCGCGTTTGTGTCCGCGGGTGTTACACGCGTCGTTGTTATGCTGGGCACGAACGACTCTAACGCGATGACCCCGACTTCCGCATCGACCTACCAGTCGAACATGCAAGGTATGATTAACTATCTTTTTGCCAATATATCTACGCTGAAAACAGTTCATCTCTTTTCGTCGCCCTTCCAGGCCGATACGAGCGGAAATTTGAGCGTCCAGAATTGCGGACGGCTAATCGCCTATTCCGCCGCGCTTGCAGCAATCGCGAATGGGACGACGATTTTCTTTTCGGAGCCGTTGGCCTCATACAACTTCTTCCAGAAAAATCCGGATCAGATGTCAGACGGCATTCATCCGAATGATCTTGGGGTCGGAAGCTATGGGGGCCTTTGGTCGAGCAATTTGGCGTCGGACCTCACTCCGGCCCCCTCCTCCACCGGTTACAGCCGGTCTCGTATCGCTAACGCCTGAACCAGGAGAAAATACGATGCAACTGATCCTGAATGGCGATGCACGGCCGATCTTGTTTTTTATGGCGCAATCGGGGGACCATATCACCGGGCTGACTGGGGTTTCGCCGGTGGTTGCGGTGTCGAAGAACGGGGCGGCGTTCGCGGCGCCAGCCGGCGCGGTCGCCGAAATCGGCAATGGCTGGTACGCCCTGACCCCGTCGGGCAGCGACGTGACGACCAATGGCGCGTTCCTGCTGCACGCCACCGCGGCCGGCGGCGACCCGGCCGATGTGAAGGCGCAGGTCGTCGCGTTCGATCCCTATGACGCTTTTCCCACAGCGAATGCCGTTCTGCCCGAAAGTTATGCCGCCAACGGCGCGCCGGCGACCTTGGCGCAGCTGCTTTACGGCCTATCCGCCGTGCTGGGGAATATCTCGCAGAGCGGGGTAACCCTGACCGCCAACCGGTTGGACGGGGTGACCCCGGCGATGAGCTTCACGCTGGACAACGCCACCGCGCCGACATCGCGGCGGCGGGCCGCTTAGCGTCTGACGCCAACATCAAGCATTTTACCGCTGAGGGCGCGGAGAAGCGCTGAAATCGCGGAGAAAAACAAAACACCCTCCGCGCCTCCTCCGCGCACTCCGCGGTAATGGGTTTCCCTTGACGTCTTAACCCCGAACTAAATCAGGAGAACGCCATGTCCGGCTGGCCGATTACGCTGGGGCTGGGGCAGGGTGGCCCCGGCTCGTTCTGTCTGGATGGGTTGAGCGGCGCCAGCGTCATGACGCTCAATCTGCGGCGTGTGCTGATCCCGATCTATATTTCCGGCTATGCCGGGCGGGATTTTCCGCCTTTGTCGAGTTTGGCGGACGATGTGTTCGCCATCGATCTGGGTGAGGCGATCGATTTTGGCGACCGGTTGATCGCCGGCAGCTTGCAGACCCTGTTCTTCCCGGTCGATGCGCCGACGACCGATTTCGCCGCCGCTCTGGACGGGCCGCCGGTGCTGCTGGGGACCGTGGCGGCGCAGGCGATCGGGCAGCCGCCGGCCGGGCGCTATGCGCTTGGCTTCACCTGCCGCACCGCCGCTGGGCGCACGATCGAAATCCACTCCTTCTTCAACGCCGTGGGGATGCCCGATGCCGCCTGACGGGAAAATGACGCCGCTGACGCAGATCGCCTCACAGCCCCCTGGGTTTCTGGGCCGGGTCGCGAGCGGCATCCGCTATGCCATTCGCGGCGTGGCGCCGGACGATTGGTTCGGGCCGCTCCAGCCGCTGGAGCCCGTGTCGCCCGCCTTCACTGAGCCGCGCAGGTTCGATTACCGGTCCGGCCTCAATATCCAATATCAGCCGCGCGGCGAGGAGGGCGTGTCCTTTCCCCAAATGCGGGCGCTGGCCGACAGTTACGACATGCTGCGCCTGGTGATCGAGACGCGGAAGGACCAGGTCGAGCGGTTGCGCTGGAATATCAGGCCGAAAGTCATCGCCGGCATAAAGACCCCGCCCGCCGCCGGCGACCCGCGCGTGGCGATGCTGGAGGGGTTTTTCCGCAAGCCCGATGGCGTCCATCGCTGGGGCACTTGGCTGCGCATGCTGCTGGAGGATCTGTTCGTCATCGACGCGCCGGCGCTCTATAAGGCGCGCAGCGTCGGCGGCGAGATGCTGGCGCTGGAGCCGGTTGACGGGGCGACGATCAAGGTGCTGATCGACGATCAGGGCCGCATGCCGGCCGCGCCGGACCCGGCCTTTCAGCAGGTGCTGCACGGCGTGCCGAAGGCCGATTTCTCCCGTGACGAGCTGATCTATCTGCCGCGCAACCCTCGCACCGCCAAGATCTATGGCTTTTCCCCGGTCGAGCAGATCATCACCACGGTCAATATCGCCCTGCGTCGGCAGATGACCCAGATGCAATATTTCACCGAGGGCAATGTGCCCGAGGCGCTGATCGGCGTGCCGCAAGGCTGGACGATGGAGCAGATCGGCCAGTTCCAGGAATATTGGGACACGATCCTGGCCGGCAACACGGCGGAGCGGCGGCACGCCAAGTTCGTGCCCGCCGATTTCCGGTACCAGCCGATGCGCGAGCCGCCGCTGAAGGATGATTTCGACGAGTGGCTGGCCCGGATCGTCTGCTATGCCTTTTCCGCCTCGCCCGCGCCCTTCACCCGTCAGATGAACCGCGCCACCGCGGACAACGCCCAGGAAATGGCGCTGGCCGAGGGGCTGGCGCCGGTCATGCTGTGGGTGAAGTGCCTGATCGACCAGGTGATCGAGGAGGATTTCGGCTGCCCCGACCTGGAATTCGATTGGGTCGACGAAAAGGCGGACGACCTGCTGCGCCAGGCGCAGATCACCGACATGAAGCTGAAATCCGGCCTGAAGACGATCAACGAGGCCCGCGCCGAAGCCGGCGAAGACCCGATCGAAGGCGGCGACACCCCGCTCATCTATACCGGCGCCGGGGCGGTGACGTTGGCGAGCGTTCTGGGGGCCAGCGTGGTGAACGGCACGAGCGCGCCGCAAACCTCTTCTTGATCGTCATTCCCGCGCAGGCGGGAATCCAACGAATACGCGCGGCAGCGCGGAAATAAGAATTATGCCGCCGCGGACGCGGCCTAGGACTGGATTCCCGTCTACGCGGGAATGACAGCCATTAAAATCGGAGAAACAGCATGAAACTCTACGCACCGATCACCAAGATCGACGAGGCCGAGCATATGGTGTTCGGCTATGCCTCGACCGAGGCGCTCGACAGCCAGGGGGAGATCGTGAAGCGCGAGGCGCTGGAGGCGGCGCTGCCCGACTATATGCGCTTCGCCAATATCCGCGAGATGCACCAGCCCTCCGCCGTCGGCGTGGCGACGGAGGCGGAGATGGACGATCGCGGCCTGTTCCTGGCGGCGCGCATCGTCGACCCGACCGCGTGGGAGAAAGTGACCGCCGGCGTCTATAAAGGATTCTCGATCGGCGGCAGCGTGGTCGGGCGCGACCGGACGCAAAAGCATGTCATCACCGGCGTGAGGCTATCGGAAATTAGCCTGGTCGACCGCCCCGCCAACCCGGAGGCGGTGTTCACCATGTACAAGGCCGACGGCGTAGAGAAGGTCGGCGCCCGCAACTCCGCCACCGACCTGGCGACGATCCAGGCCATCCATGACAACGCCGTGGCGCTGGGCGCCTCGTGCGACGGCTGCGCCCTGGATGGTGATGGTGATGATGATGACGACGCCGATGACGAGACGGCGGACAAGATCGCCGGCCTGATCGCCGAGCGCGACACGCTGAAAAAAGCCCTGGCCCGCATGCCGGCCGAACGCAAAGCCGCGCTCCGCGCCATCCCAATCGAAAAATCCGCCGACCGGCTGGGCGGGTTTCACCCCGCCGAAGAGATGACGACCGACCCGGTGGAGCTGACCAAACGGGCGCTGCGCCGGCCCTTGACGCTGGGGCAGATCGAGCGGCTGGCGAATGGGTGATTTGCTCAAAAATAACTGCCACGATCTGCGCCGCCGATCACCCAATGCCTGATTTTCTTTCAAATCAGAATTACATTGACTATCTAAATGACATGCCAGCTTCCTCCGAGTCGCAACTCCACGATTTCCAGTATCCCCGAGCCCCGATCACCGAAGCGGTGATCGAGCTTCGCCTCGAATCGCCTCTGCGGGAATCGGTTTTGCGGAAGGCGAGTGTCAGGTTTGCTAAATTCTATCCTGGCGTCCAGGAATTGAAGAATGTGACCGTCCAGGTTGAGTTTACGGAGCATCCGGCCGCTGTCGTCAATGATCGGCATCTCTTGTTTAGGCGTGCGGCGGAGGATGAGACGCAGCTTGCTATTTTGGTACAAAATTCTCTTATAATTTCGCAACTGGCTCCCTATCTGGGCTGGAAAGAATTTGTTGAAAGATTCGAGCGAGATTTCAAAATTTGGAAATCTGTTGTCGGCTTTGTGCGAATATCTCAAATTGGAATGCGATATATAAACCGCATCGATATTCCTATCAGCAAACACGCTCCTATCGTTGACTACGAAAGCTACTTAAATGTGTACCCGAATCTCCCGGCAAACATAATAAGTACAGAAGCTTACACAGTTAATGTACGGATACCGATGACTGATATTCAATCGCAATTAACTATTAATAGTGCGACTATCCCATCGCCTTTGTACGGGTATGCCTCATATCTCCTCGATCTAGATTTTGGTCGTGTGGAAGAGCCTCCGCAAAATCTTGATGAAATCAAGAAGCTACTTCATCTAATGCGAATCAAGAAAAATCAGATATTTGAAGCTTGTATAACAGATAAGGCTCGGGAGCTTTTCCGTGCTTAAAGGGAACACTATGTTGACAAGTGGAAGCCCTTACTCGCTGAAACCGCCTTTCAGTGAGTTCAGCGGTCCGCTT